GCACGTATTACAATCCCAGTAACAGTAACAAAACAATCCTTAACCGCAACAACATCATAATATGGCTTTTAAAAGATTAGACCCAGAAGATTTCGTAGTAAGTTCTGATTCAGTAACTTCAACAGTGTGGAGTAATAATTCTCCTTCACTTAATACCTATTTTACATCTTCCACACAAACTGAGGGATCATCAGGTCCTTATTATTTAAGTGTTTTTAATACATCATCTAATAGTACAACTGGGTCATCGGCTGCAGCTGTTCAATTTCAAATTGCTTATGCCAATAAAAATGGTGGAGGTGGAGTTAACTTTGATGGATCTGTACCATTTGTATCTCCTACAACTACTATTTATGGGCAGTATCGCACCTTGATATTAGAAGATGAAAACGCTAATTTTGTATGGGGTGAATCTTCTACGGGTAGTGTAGATAATGGTTTTTATGTTATAAGTGTTGAAAGAGCAAGATATAAACAATCCCTCCTCCCAGGGACACTTAATTTATCTATATCTAGTAGTAATTCAAATTTTACACAAACACAAATTCATTTAACTGATAATTCTGGTATGGTAACATTACCAACTTATTATGGTACACAAAGAGTTTATCAATTAATTAGTGGTTCTGATGGTGTAGCTCATAATGCTGCATCTGGAGGAACAGGTTTTACAGCAAACAGTGGATCATATGGTTGGTTTTGTCCTGATATTTCTACTATACTATTAAACGAAGCAGCTTTAGATAATAACACTGCAGCTGGTGGTGGTATAAATTTAGCAACAATAACTGCTTCTAATACATTTGGAGATAACCCATCAAAATTATATAGAGCCATATCAGGTTCAACAGGTGATGTAGATGGTAATATATTTTTATTAAATTCTCAAGAAACTGTTACATCAGATTATGTATTTGTTAGAGCAAGAAACAGTGAATTTAACTATACAGAAAACCCATCATTTATATCAGGTTCAACTGGTGAAGTAATTTATCCTTACTTTATTAATAACCCACAAACATTTCCTACCACAGTAGGAATGTATAATGATGCAAATGATTTAATTGCTGTAGCTAAATTATCAAAGCCTATACAAAAAGATTTTACAAAAGAAGCTCTTGTTAGAGTTAAACTAGATTTCTAAAATGAATGAGCGCTTACAAACAATTCAATACACAGGACTTAATAGTATCACCTTTTGAAGTAAATAAATCATTTTCTTTTTTAGATAGTGAATTTCCAAATAATGGTATTAATTGGTATAGTATTCCCGCTGGTACTTTTGACACCAGTTTTTTAACCAATAAAACTCTAGTAGGAAACCCTGGTGAAGAAGAATATACTGTTTTATTAGCTAATTCAATTAAACAGCTATATTACACTAACTATATTTCAGGTAGTGCTGGGTTTACTCAGGATGCAATAACATCTAGTATTTTATTAGGTGCAAACAGAGATGGAGATACATTTATTGGGGGTGTCCAACAATCTAATTTTTATAATTATGAACAAACTACACTTTACCCTGGTAAAATATACCCAGCATCTGGTAAGTTTGCTATAATAAGTATACCTTCAAAATTATTTGGGGATTATATTCAACCCAACTCTTTTGAACTTTCCACAGTAGGAGGTACACAAGAAGGTGCTTATAGAGATGATGGAAATGGGCGTATTATTGCACCAGATGGAGATATAGACGGTAATATTATATACCAACATGGTATTATAGTTCTTAGAAGAGCAAATCCTATTTGGGCAGTAATGGATGGAGGAAATTTAACTGCTTCTTTCTCTAGTTCATACAAATTATTTGAAACACAATATCAATGTACAATTGATGAAAATGAATTTAATTATACATTAAATCCTAGTGCTGTAACAGGTAGCCAAATACCCACAGTATTTTCAGGAAGTAGTATAGAATGGGAAAACACAGCATCTATTGGTTCTCCTTTGGGGTTTGTAACAAGTTCATTTTTTGAACCCTATATTACAACTGTAGGATTATATGATGAAAATCATCAACTATTAGCTGTAGGTAAATTAGCACAACCATTACAATCATCCCCTACTACGGATACAACTATTTTAGTAAATATAGACAGATAAATTTTAATTAAAACTAAAAACATGAGCTGGACTTATAAGACACATGAAATAGGGGATATTACTCAATTTCCAAACAATACTTTTGGTTTTGTCTATATGACGACACATAAACCTACTGGTAAATCTTATATTGGGAAAAAAGTACTATTTCATAACCAAAAGAAAAAATTAGGTAAAAAAGAACTTGCTGCTCTAACTGGAGTAGTTGGTAGACGACCTTCATATAAATTAGTAGTTAAAGAATCAGATTGGCTTAAATATTATGGTTCCCAAAAAGATATTAAACAATTATTATTAGAAGGTAAAAAAGATGAATTTGAACGTACCATATTAAAATGTGTACAAACCAAAAAACAACTTACCTATTTTGAAATTAAATATCAAATGTTATATGAAGTATTAGAAAAACCAGATGAGTTTTTTAATGATAATATTTTAGGTAAATTTTTCACAAAAGATCTAGATGGTCTAGATTTTGAAAGTCTCGTGGAGGACACAATATAGTTTCGTATATTACCATTTATGGTAAACCAATTATTAGTTACACTAGTAAATTCAGTATTAGGTTCGGGGAAGGCAACTGCCCGAAATAACTATGCTTACCACTGCCCTTTATGTCATCACCATAAACCCAAATTAGAAGTTAACTTAACCGAAAATCGTGAAGGTAAAAATCCTTGGCATTGTTGGGCGTGTGATGCTAGAGGTACTACTATCTATTCTTTATTTAAACAATTAAAAGCAGCATCAGATAAATTTGTAGAACTAGGTAGTTTAGTTAAATCTTCAAAATCAATTAAAGAAACACAAGTTGTATCTAGTGTTGTATTACCATCTGAGTTTATTAGCCTAGATAGCGTTGACTTAAGCGGTATTATGGCTAGACANGCGCTTGCGTACCTAAAAAATAGGCANGTGAGTAAATACGATATTATCAAGTATAACATAGGTTACTGTAAAGAAGGTTTATATAAAAATATGATTATAATTCCAACATATGANGCAGATGGTAGACTAAATTATTTTACTGCTCGTTCATTTGAAAAAGAACCATATATTAAATACAGAAACCCATCAGCAAGTAGAGATGTAGTACCTAATGAACATTTAATAAACTGGAATATACCTATTATTTTATGTGAAGGACTATTTGATGCTATGGCTATAAAAAGAAACGCAATCCCACTATTAGGGAAAAATATACAGAGCAGCTTAATGAAAAAGATTGTTACATCTGTAGTAGATAAAATTTATATTGCATTAGATAGGGATGCAATCAAACAAGCTTTAAAATTCTGCGAACGATTAATGGCAGAAGGTAAAGAAGTCTATCTTGTAGATTTACAAGATAAGGATCCGAGTGAAATGGGTTTCGAAAATTTCACTAAATTAATACAAAAAACAGTCCCGTTAACCTACTATGACTTAATGGAACAGAAATTAGCATTATGATCAAAAAATCATATAAGAGATTACTAGAAATATCAGATGATTATCAACAAGTTACAATGCCTGATTCAAGGTATTATAGACGAAATGGTAAGTATTATCCATCAATTACACACGTTTTAAGTACTTACCCAAAGGGTAAATATTTTGAAGATTGGCTTAAAAAAGTAGGATATTCATCTGAACATATTGTTAAAAAAGCAGCTGCAGAAGGTACACANGTCCACGAAATGATTGAGGATTGGTTAAATGGGGAAGAAATTACATTTTTATATCCTGATGGTAACCCAAAAATGCCCTCACACGTTTGGCAAATGTTCCTTAGATTTGTAGATTTTTGGGAAACATATAATCCTGTATTAGTAGAAGCAGAAGTACACCTATTTTCGGATAAACTTCAAGTTGCAGGAACGTGTGATTTAGTATGTGAGTTAGAATTTAACGGAAAAACTGAACGTTGGATTATAGATTTTAAGACATCTAATCATTTACAGACAACCTATGACTTACAAGGAGCACTATATGCTCAATGTTATGAAGAGTGTTATGGTATGAAAGTAGATAGAGTAGGAGTTTTATGGTTAAAATCTAAATCGAGAGGTGAAGATAAAGCAGGAAAACGCTTAAAAGGTAAAAATTGGGAAGTATATGAGTCACCTCGTACACAAGAAAAAAACCTAGAAATTTTTAGTCATGTAAGAGCGTTATTTGATATAGAAAACCCTAAACTAACTCCATACACCTCAACATTCCAAACAACATCTAAAAGAAAACTTTAAAAGTAATGCACGGGAAGCGTGGCTTCCCGGGATAGGATTCGTATATTTACATATAAGTGGGACACGAAGTTTCATTTGTTAATCTAAAAATTAAGGTTATGATGAATCCAGAAAGCGTTTATTTTGCAGAATTAGAGTTCAATAGGTTTGAAGAGATTATGAATACAAAAGAAATCCTCACAAAAGAGGAATATGATTTTTGTTTCGCGTATGATAAAGATATCAGAGAAGATACCTCTTATCTAGGAGATGATGAGTATTTAAATTTAAGAGTTTATACTGAATATGACCACGAAAAACGTGGAGAAGATGATGTAAATAACTGTTAAAGGTAATGCACGGGAGGCTTGGCTTCCCGGGCTAGAATTCGTATATTTACCATGTTGAGCAGGTAAGCACAACAATTAAAACAATAAAGGTTATGTCAAATATTAAAGAAATCAAAAAAATTATTGAAAAAGGAAATGTTAAATTTACTGTAAAAGGAATTACCGAGTACCGAAGAGGTGGTAAAGATAATGAATATGGTGATTTTCCAAAGATATTTAGAGTTAATGATGAGGGTGATGCTATTTTTGAAGATTCAGGTTTATTTGGTAGAGGAATGAATGTTAATAAATTAGGTCCTACTTGTATTACATTATATGATTATAATATGTTAGGTAAAAAAACAGTAGGTAAGCTTAATTATAAAGATATTACAATTTTAAAATAAAAGTTATGAGCAATTTAGAAAAATTATTATTATTACAAAAAAAGGTATGTGCAATAACAGAACCTGAATTAGCAGAGTATGTGAGTGTGTTAATCAAAACAGAATATGAATATCAATAAAATAAAGGTTATGAGTGGAGAAAACAAAAGATACGTAGTACAAATGGAAATGTACGTCTATGCAGATAATGATTATATGGCTAAGAAACGAGCTAATGATTTAAAGTTATCAATTGAAAATAGACGACATTCAGATCATGTTAAAGTTACTGAAATAGGAGAGCAACCATTTGCCTCAACTTATTACCGTAAGTTGGATGATCCAACATTTACACCTAAAGATACGTCTAACGAACCATTACCATTTTAATATGGAAGATAATTGGTGTCATTATTCGGGAATGCCTTCCCCACAATCTTATAT